TATCCATCAACTTCCTCAAAGCTACCTTTCCAGACTTCTGAATCTCTTGTAGTGCCTCTTCTGGCTTTCTTACACGCTTGACCACACTAGTCTGAATATTGAAATTCTGTAGTGTCGTTCCCTTCACTGTAAGACCACCATCAAGTGCATTATAAACAGACAAGGCTCGATATTTGGTATTGAAAAGCCAAACCTGGTTTGCTCCAATCAACTTCTCAGAATTTACAGAAACAATTTTATATTCATTAGACTCGGGCAAATATTTGACCGACTTTGTTAGCTGATCACTTGTTTTTACCTTAGCTTTTCGAGGCTTGCGAGTTACTTTCTTGTTATTTATAACTCGTTCCATGTCTGCAATCAAAGTTTCAAAGAAATCAACAAGCCGTTTCAATGCAGCCTTAGAAAGATAACGGTAAGCTTCATTCAATTGTGCATCTTTACCTGCAAGTGCTTCTACAACTTCATCGCGTTGTGGGCGATAATATTCTAGCATATAGTTTACATGGACAGGCTTCGCATCCACCGTTTTAAGAAATTCATAAGGATTGAAAGTAGTCTTTACAGTTGTGCCTAGAGCATCAATCTTATCTTCGATATCCGCAATCCAAGAAGATACCTGTTCCCGAATCCTATCCTGAACGGTAGGCTTATTAACACTCACAACCTTCTTCAGCTTGGTCTTTGAAAGCCTAGCGCGATTTAGTAGATCAACAAGAGAATCCTTGAAGTTCTCTAGAGAAGATTCTGGCAAAATGCCGTTCTTCGCCATTCGCGCTTGCCAGCAAATGGTGGTTGTGAAATCCGAATCTTTTAGTGAATTGAGTCTAGAAGCTTCGTATTTCGCACCAGGAGTTCCAGAAGTTTTTACATAATCTGTAACGAACTTTCGCCCTTGCTTTACAGTGTATTCGTAGTTATACCACTGATATGCGCGAAGAAGGTCCGAAACCGTTTCAATCTTTGACGGTTCCGGACCCATATCATATTTTACAGCCGTGCGATTCTTTTTTCGTGCCATGTCTTTCGCCTTTCATAGAAAACTTTTTTGTCAAGCGATTTTTGCAAGAGCCTTCAAAGTATTTTTATTTCCACCGCTACGATTCATGGTGAAAAGGCCCGAAGAGAGTGCAGACAGCGCACCTACGCCACCACAATCGGTTCCCCAATCACTACCAGGACGAGAACGTTTTAGCAGGCTAAGAATGCTATAGTATTCCATGTCCGCACGAACAAGATCGTCTTTGTTGTCACGTCGAATGGTCTTGTAAATGGTGAGAATAGAGCCACGAACGGCAAAAGTCCAACCTAGTTCCTTACAACGAGCAGCAATCTTAGTGGCTTCTTCGACGGATTTTGTCATGATAATTCCCTTTCGCCTTTTCACAACTCACTATAGACACATTAACATCATGGAAGTTTTTTGTCAAGAGAAAAGTTTCATGCCCTCCGCGCAATCTGCCGATCAAGCAAAATGTTGAAACCCTCTTGGGTCTGAGGAAGTCCGTGTTGCTTCAACATCTTTTTGACGATCGGAGTTACGTAGCCCTTCGTTTGGAGAATCGTCAAAGGAGCGTTACCCGCTTCCATCGCGTCAAAGTATTCTTCAACCGTGAAGTTCTTCACCAGAAAACGAAGAAAGTCAGCCTTGCCACCGCGCTTGAACCGCGCGACAAACTTACGCTCACCTTTGTGATTGTAAAACACATACGGGTCGCGACCAGTCAGATTTTCGAACTTCGCGTTGTCAAACTTCATGTCTCTGTCTTTCTCTGTCTCACTCACTATAATCATTATACTCGATGGAGATTAAAAGTCAACAGTTTTTTACGATTTTGGAGATTTTTTTTCGGGCTTGGGCTGTACTGTTACCTCATGGAACCCTTCACCAGCAATCGTGCCACAAATCGTTTTTTGCCCTTCTATATAACCAATATGAACAATGGTAAATGAACCCGTTTCAACATTTGCCCATATTTCCACCATAAATCTGCTATTGTTCGTAATTCCTCTATATAAAACTTTTTCTTTATATGTCTCAATAAGAGATGTGATAGCACGATCATAAGGAATACAGGTAACTCGTTGAGCGGCGGCGGTGTTAGTGAAACCTACTGAAAATAGCAGGGTTAGGATGAACAAGATTCTTTTCATCGTAGAATCCTCTAATAGCATCGACCAGCGGAGAGATATAATCGTCTCTCTTGCCGAGAAAAATTTGTGGTTCCGATTCCTGATCTACTGCTATTAAAACGACAAATCGGTCCACTGGCGTACCTGTTAGTTCTTCAAACATCACACAATATGCGGTACATTGCATAAAATAATTATCGATCCAATCACGTTTCTTTAATTTACGAGAAGTCTTGAAATCAACGATTGACGCTTTACCATTCCATTTACAAACAAGATCTACTCTACCCGCTATACCAAGATACTCAGAATATAACGGAACCTCTTGTCCATATACTTCGTCAATCATACTATCAAGAGTATTTTGTACACTCAAAAACATCTCCTTATCTAAAGGAGACTTGAAAACAGGTTCAACATTATTTATATAGTCTTCGCATATCTTATGTAGTCTAGTACCACGATTGGACGCTTGACCTGAAATTCGATTAGCTTCCTCTTCACCAACTTTTCGTCGCCATTCCATGATACTATCATGAGATAATCGACCAAGAACAGTGGTGATAGAAGGTAAGTCACCGGCAGGAGTATGATACATCCTGCCGGTTTCCTTATTCGTTGTTGCCTTGATATCAGGTAAACTTATTTGGCGATGTTGAAAAATCATCTAATCCACCCACAATCATGTCTTCTGCTTCATATCCAGCAACATTGTCTGGAGCACCAATATCAGAAAACAAAGGGTCTACATCGCCGTAACCATATAAAAAATCATTATTCATTAGATGAACTCCGACCTTTTCTCGCCAACGAGTACCGTGAACTACATTCATATAACAATCTAATTGTTTTTCAATCAGTTCCAATAGATACTCATTTGTATACTTTCGAAGTTCATCTGCTTTATATGGAATGTCCCAATCTTCTTCATTACGTACACAGTAATCTAAAACAAGTTCAATCAACTTTTCGCGCATATCTACAAAACTCCATGCTTTGCTTTTGAGATTATATAATCTTTCACGATACTGCTTCGCACAATATCGTCTTCCTCAAACTCTACTGTTTGAAACTCTTCTATTGTATCAAGAATTTTCATAAATGTCAATAATCCTTTTCTTTCTTCATCTCTAATAAGATCACTCTGTCTAAAGTCACCACAGAACATAATACGACTATTTTCACCAAGTCTGGTAATGATAGAATCCAACTCATGGAAGTTTAAATTTTGAGCCTCATCAACTATTACAATCGTATCATCTAATGTTAGTCCACGAATATAAGACGTTGTAACAAAGTTGATAAGATTCTTTGTTTTCAGAATCTCGTATGCATCGCCTCTTCCAAATAATTCACTACAGATGCTAGAGTATGGCGCTTCGTATACTTTGGATTTTTCTTTTTCGCTTCCTGGTAGAAATCCCATATCTCTTGTTGGGACTACCGAACGAACAATGGTAACATTATGTTGGTCGCAGTCTTGGCTTAAAACGTCAGACAGTGCTAAGTAGAGTGATATGAAGGTCTTTCCTGTTCCTGCAAGACCATGCAGTAGAAGATTATATTCTTCGTCATAGTGATCAAAGGCTCGTTTTTGATTTTGTGTTTTCGGTTGAATAGATCGTATTCTAAGCGAATTACTCTGTTGTTTTCTCAGTTCTCTTTTTTGCCTTTTTGTAAGTTTACCTACGCCGTAATCTTCTAGGTTAATAAGGGACATTTATTAGTTCCTTTGTGCGAGTTAAAGTTTTACAGAATCTCCACGTATAGCTCGCTGTTTTCTCCACTTCTCTACGGCTTGTCTTGTTTTAACCTCCTTTGTTGACTTTGTTGACCCTCTAGAAGCGGCCAGTTCGCTGGTTGGATGAGCATCAGAGATTTTATTCATTACATCATTCCAACCACCATCATTACGCAAACCTCCAACTCCAGAAACAATGTTCATAGAGTTTAAGACTTGTTTGATTTGAGGATTTTTTTTAAGGTAACTTTCTTTTTCTGAGATTGACATAAAGTCATCCCATTCCATGCCGGATTCTTCATTAAAAAATGTATAAGTTGGCATTAGTCCTCCTTATCTCTATTTATCAAATAGTATCTTTTTTCTCATCAAAATCTCTAGAAAACACACTTTTGAAATTTTCTTTCCAAAGGTCGGAATATTCGCTATCCTGATATAATCTAAAAACAGGTGAACCTAAAGTATGATGAATGTTAGATGGAAGTTCATCTTTTTCTAATCCGTAATAATCTCGATCCATTGGTTCGTCTACTAGATAATTCCATTTTAAAGGAAGTTCTCCAATATCATTATCATCGAATCCTTGAAATCTATGAAGATATGCCGGATCTTTTGTATCAGCTAATTTAAAGGTCATCTGTTTGCTTTTATCATGAAGACAATTCCACAGTGTAACAGAAGACCAGTTCTTTCTAGGATAATTCTCTTGGAGAGTACCATGCATCTTATAACGAGATGCAGAAGAATAATCGTGTTTACAAACAGAAACTGGTTTGGATAAGTCCGCCACTTTTAATAAATTCCAAACAGATTCAGTAAACATCATATCACAATCTAAAAATAAGGAATATCTTTCCAATAAACCTTTATATTTATTTTCTATACTTTCAGGATATTGCATATGTAATCTTGTGATAGGAACACAAAGAAATCTAGTCATAGAAAATTCTGTGGATCCTCTTTTATCTAATTTTCTTGATGTATACGCATTAGCGTAAAGTTGATCGTAGATCAAAGGAATAATTACAAAATCTTTTCTATGATTACTATATTTTCTAATTGTATGCGCTAGTATTTTAGCACAGAAATCTTCTTTAGAATCATATCCTATGAATATGGTTAAAGTAGTGCTTCCTGCTTTTTCTAATGGATCAAATAGAAATGTCATCTGTTAACATCTTCTCAAACATTGAATAAGACAAACCATGCATATTATTGGATTGACATCTGTAAAACTCATATTGTTTATCAAAAACAAATATAAAGTCTACAAGATGATTATGCGACATAAACCAATCTAGATATCTAATTCTATTTGGATTATCCGCCGCTCTTGTTCTTGTTTCAGCCTTTCCTTTAAACATATTGCTGATAGATTGAGTCTCGTCGTTTTTAATTAACGAGTCGAATCCTAATATATATAACACCGAACAACCTGTTCTTATAGCACATTTCATAGCAAACATACCAGTATTAGAACGAGGACGAGGACCAGCGTGTCCATGATAAAACATAGACTCTACATGGTCCTCAATATCTTCTGGATAAATTATAGGGGACTGGTCTTCTTTTTCTAACTGGTCTCTCCTATACTCTTCAATGGTAACATGATAATCTACTTTATTAGGATCGTCAAATCCTTTGTAAGCAACGCCACACGAGTAGATTAAAAGATTTTCTTTATTAACAAGATTATTTAAATTGAAATTTTGTCTTGTAGTACCATTACCTATAATAACAGCCGATTTACGATTTATGAATGGTATCTTCTGAAACATCTTCACCTTCATTTAAATTAAATTTATTTTTAAAAGATTCTTGACGTTCTTTTCTCATTTTTCGAAATTTTTTTACTCGTCGTGAATTATCATAATCATCGTAATCATCATCCCACTTGTTATGGCGAGCCCGAAAAGTCTTAGACATAACTATTACCAATCCTTTGCTTCTTCTTTGAAAGTTTTCTTAATGAGTGCTTTAGTGATTCCTTTGTATGGGCTCTTTTTATCTTTGATAGCCACCATCATTAGAGCATCATCTGGGTCCATAGATTCTAGAAATTCGATAAACATCGTTTCGCGTTTGTATGGTCGAATGTTCTCAAACTGACCCTTGATAAAGTACTTTATTCGGCGAAAGTCTCTATACAAAAAGTTCTGAACGTCAGACTCTTTTGGCAGAGGTTTATAAGGTGGTGGACCTTCTGGTAGATCAAATGTTACTTTAGGATCAAACATCAATCTAAACATGAGTACTAAAAGATCTGGAGGTTGACACTTCTTAGATGCAGCCTGTAAAAACTCAATCTTCTCTTTTTCTGTTTTTAATTCAGAGGCTTTCTTAATGATTTCTGCAATACCGTCTTTCATTTCAAAACTCCTGGATGTCAGACATTAAATTTTTAAGTTTGTTTTTAATAAAATAGTTTAATAACTTCGATTTATCTTTTTTCTCGTATGAAGAATACATTTCAATAACTTGTTTTCGTATATTATCTGGAATTCTTGATAGATCGATTAGATGAATATTTCTCATATAATTTCTTTTGATTTCACCATCAAATGGAACTATACCTCGATTCATCTCATCTATATATGCTTTAACTTTCTTAGTCGTTAATGGGCGTTGTCTAACACCAACGACGAAAACATCGTCACGAGAAAGAATATTAGGTACTCCGTCGCCGGCGTCGCCCCTGATAACATGTTCGTAAAGGTATACCATAGGATCTTCAACTCTAATAAACTTCTTCGTAATAGGAGAATATTGTTCAACATTTTTATACCTTTGCAATTGTGAAAAGTCTTTATCACCCGATACGATCATAATCTTTTCGTTTGAATTACCATAACGTTCTACCATTGTAGCAATGATGTCATCAGCCTCGGCAGATTCGATTTGAATTACGACATATGGAAAATTATCTCGAATCTCTTCTTTGATTGAATTCAATGTATCAAAGATAAGATTCCAGTTGAGTGGTGATTCTTCTCGACTCTTCTTACGATTTGCCTTATAGTAAGGAAAGATTTGACGACGCCAATAGTTCTTGTCATCGCAACAGAGTATCATTTCTCCGTATTCAGAGAACCGTGTCTTAAAGCTACGGATTGAGTTTAGTACCATGTGACGAATAAGATCTTCACTAAAATCTTTATTGCCACTCGCAAGAATACCTGATAGACATACTTGCGAAAAATCAAGTAAAATCAAAATTAACTCCTATTCCTCATTCTCGTCATCTTCATCCTCAAAAGAGATATAACCATCTCCAATCATCTTTTTTAATCTATCGCGATTGCTAGTAATGATATCATACAAAGGATGTTCAATATCCACACTATTATACAATATGGCTCTCATCATCTCTCCAACAAAAATATAATCCTTGAAGAATCCAGAATCTTCTACAGGAAACCCTTGCATCATCATTTTCGTAGCAAGACGGCTAAATTCTGTGTTGACTACTTCGTCTACCAACATCATTCGATTGATTGTGATAGCCTTTATTGTCTCTTCTTCAGATTGTGGAAGATTCCTTTCTTTTACAATGGGCGATACACCCATTCGTTCCAAAGGAAACTGAATCACATTGCTCATAATACTCTCACTAATAGTGTATCTTTATTGATACGACCTGTAAATGTTGATGGTTTGGTTGTTAGTTTATCCATGAAAGTCCTGAGTTTAACCTTTCCCGATTTCAGCAACTCACCTAGTTGCTCTTGGGGTTTACGTAACATCTTACACATACTTGTTTCCATATCAAAGTTTTGAAGTGTGGTTCCTTTCATCTTAAAACCACCCTCCAAAGAGTTATAACAAGTCAATTTCTTATACTTAACATTATATACCCACAATTGTTTCATGTCAACAATTGTTTCTGGACTTACCGACACAACTTTCAACTCATTCGATTCTTTGAGATATTGGACGTTTTTTACGAGTTGCGCGGCAGACTTTACCTTTGGTTTACGTGGACGACGTATTACCTTTTTATTATTTATATGCTTGTCTAGTTCAGACAATAGACGTTCAAAAAATGCAATACGATTTGTCAAACCTTTACGTTTTAGATATCCCCAGGCTTCTTTAAGATCCTCACTTTTACCTTTCTTTACTTCCAAGAGTTCTTCATATTCTCTTTTATAATATTGAATGATTTTTTCAGTTTGTGCTTTGTTCATATTCTTGATTCGAGCAAACTGATAGAAGTCAAACTTGTCATCTTGTCGGTCTACTACCTCTTCTAATTCGCCAATCCATTCTTTCACTGGATCAATCTTATCTTTTTGTGTCGTATTCTTATTAGGAGATTTTACGACTTTCACTTCTTCCTCTGCCAGTTGAGAAATTCTATTTCGAAGATAGTCCATACGAGAGGAATCGTTTGTGTGAATAATACATGCCCAGTGTGGAAACATAAATTTCCAGTCTGGTTGTTTTAGAATAGATGTGGCAATTTTCTTAGGAAACTCAGTACGAATCCAAGATTTGACCATTTCTATAATCTGCTTATTCTCAACTTCATATTGAAAATATGAATCAGCTGCCCGTCCAGGAGTCTTAGGAGCACCACTAAGACCCGTTACTCGGCGAACACGTACACGTTTCTTACGAGGTTTAAGAGACATTTAGACTTTTCCTTCATTCATTACCAGTCACCACAGCGTCACCAGTCACCATAGCGTTACCAGACACCACAGCGTCACCAGACACCACAGCGTAACCAGACACCCAAGCGTCACCAGACACCTTAGCGTCACCAGACACCCAAGCGTCACCAGACACCCTAACGTTACCAGTCACCACAGCGCGACCAGACACCTTAGCGTCACCAGACACCCAAGCGTCACCAGTCACCATAGCGTTATCAGACACCCTAACGTAACCAGACACCACAGCATTATCAGACACCCTAGCGTTACCAGTCACCACAGCGTAACGAGTCACCATAGCGTAACCAGTCACCCTAGCGTAATCAGACACCCTAGCGTAATCAGACACCCTAGCGTTAGGCCCAACATAGGCGGACTCAGAAACAGTGGCGGTATCAGCGACCCACCCACCACCATTAGGATGCTGGTGGGCGGAGACCGGACCGTTGCCAAAATCAAAAGTAGTCATGTCATTCACTCCTTCATTCATTACCAGTCACCACAGCGCGACCAGACACCACAGCATTATCAGACACCACAGCGTCACCAGACACCACAGCGTCACCAGTCACCACAGCGTAACCAGACACCCAAGCGTCACCAGACACCACAGCGCGACCAGACACCACAGCGCGACCAGACACCACAGCGCCACCAGACACCCAAGCGTCACCAGACACCCTAGCGTAACCAGACATCTTAGCGTAACCAGACACCCTAGCGTAACCAGACACCCTAGCGTTATCATACACCCAAGCGTTACCATACACCACAGCGTTACCATACACCCAAGCGTTACCATACACCACAGCGTAACCAGACACCCTAGCGTCACAAGTCACCTCAGCGTTATCATACATCCTAGCGTTACCAGTCACCCGAGCGTTATCAAACACCTTAGCGTTACCAGACACCACAGCGTCATCAGACACCCAAGCGTTAGGCCCAACATAGGCGGTCTCAGAAACAGTGGCGGTATCCGCAACCCATCCACCACCGTTTGGGTGCCGGTGGGCGGGGACCGGACCGTTGCCAAAATCAAAAGTAGTCATGTCATTCACTCCTTCATCCATTACCTAGCGTTACCAGACACCTACGTGTTCGCCGAGTAACGGGTCCCAGACACCACAGCGCGACCAGACACCACAACGCGACCAGACACCACAGCATTATCAGACACCTCAGCGTAACCAGTCACCACAGCGTCACCAGACACCACAGCGTTACCAGCCACCCTAGCGTCACCAGACAC